CACCGCTGCCCGAGACAAGCATTCCCATCTGCTGGCGGAACGCATCGCCAAGGCTGGTGAAGTCTGCAAGCTCGCGGTTGGTGTTCAGCGTCCAGCTGGTGGTCTGAGCTAGGCAGAGATCAACATCGGTTACCACCTCATAGGCGATCCGGTACGAACTGCTAGGAGCCACCAGCGTCAGGGCTGCATCAAGGCTGCCCTCAAGTGCATTGCTCCACAGGTCATAGAGCCTGATTCCGCCAACGCCATCCACGTTGACGTAGAGAGTGATCTCCGTGTCCAGCACGCCGCTGATGAAGTCAAGCGGACCGCCAGAAACACCGCTGTTATCAACACGCGTGAACTTGACCTGATCGCCAGTGATCAGGCTTGTCTTTGCCAAGCCAAGATCAAAACGCTTCTCAGGGATGTCAACATTGGCCGCCTCTAGCAAGCCATATGCAGGGCCTGCATATGCTCGGCCAAGACGTAGGCCACCTGCTTCACCAAGCCAAAGAGCCATCAGACAACAGTCACGGTGGTGAGCGGGCCAGTCACATTGTATTGAATGTTGGCCTGAATAATCTGAGCGGCTTGTGCCGTGATATCAACCGATGAGATCAGGCAAGTGAACTCAAGAATCCTTTCAGCCACTCCACCGTTGTTTAGCTGCAGCTTCAGCACGGTGGCCGGAGCGTTTGGCGTCTGAGTGGTGCGCAGCACATCATCTAGCAATGCCGCGCCTTCAATCTGATTGCTTGCGTTCTCGTAATAAAAGATCGTTGCGCTGCCAGAGTATGACTGGTTGCCGTTGATGTAGGTTTTGGCGTACTGGCCAAGGTTGGTGGTTTCTAGGCTGTCAACATTGCCGCTAAGGTTCCACGACTCAACGCGTGCGACCTTTGCGCCGTTGACGTACAAGGCGCCATCAATGCCGGTGTATTGCTTGTTTGCCATGGCGCGATCAAGCCTTGCTCAGAGTCTAAGGAATTGGAACAGAAGCAACAAGATCAACGCTCACGCTGCCAACGCCTGGCGATGTCCACTGCACCGAAGGCGGCGACGCATAGCGATATGTGTAAGAGGCGGGCTGCAGATAGGTCGAGCTTGAAACGCCAGCCAACACCTCTGGGCTGAGGTTGAAATCTAGGTAGCCGCCTTGCACGGCAAGGTAATGAGCAAAGATCAGGTTGTATTGAGCTTCTGTAAGGTTTTGGAAGCCCAAGCTCAACGACAAGCCGATCTGATTGGCGCCAAGCAGCACACGATTCTCAAGGCCGGAGTAGGTCTGAAAAGTGCTGAATGGCTGCGATCCTTGCGTGAAGGTTCGCGCTGAAGGTGCAAGCGCAGGAAAGTCAACGCCAGCAGCAGGCGGCACTGATGCGCTTGAACTACTGTTTGGCGCACCATCAGCTTCAAGGACGGTGATCAATCCAAAGACACCGCTCCCCACCTCTGCCGTTGGCATACCGCCAGGCAGTGTTGTCTCTGTAGCTGTGATTGTGAAATCAGCTGCCATGGCAATCAGGTAAGGTCAGGCTCAGAGGTGCCAAAATCAAAGATCAGACTTGGCTGATTCATGTCAGCCTGAGAGCGTATCCAATAGCGGCTATTGGCAAGCAGCAAAACTCCGTTAAAGTTAAAAGCCGATCCATATGCCGATCTGTTGCTGCTGGTCAAGGCTGCGGGCACGTGGTAGCGCACGTCTGATTGGTTGATAAAAAATGCCGGGCCATAGTCGAAAGAGTTCCAGTAGTTCATGCCAAAATTTGTAAAAAATATCTCTGGCATTAGACCTTGAAAGTTATTGTTGTACCACGGCTGCGGCAAAAGCTGATATTCACCAGCGCCTGCCCCAGAAGCTATCGGCGCGTTGGTCTGCCAAATTGCCCCATCAGTATTCATGGGCCAAATGCAAGTATTGGGGTTGTCAGCAGTACCGTTCCACGTCCCAGCCTGCACAAAGGCAGCAGTATCGAACCCTGGGTGGTACCACATCACTTTTTTATTTCTTGTAACTAGCGTGGCATTCGCAACCTGATCGCTTGTCCAAAAACGCCAGTTGGCGCCATAGAAAGAGTAACTGGTGTCATTGTATTCGATATTTTTTAAGTTAGTTGTGTCGGTTGCCAAGTCACCTGGCGATGCCGTATAGGTCGCGTCTTCGTAAATGCTGCAACTAGTTGAAGTCGTAGCGCTAGTCCAGTTTGCCCAGAAGTAGCTTCGCCATGTGCCACCCTGCAAGCTATCAGTTGCGCCATACGAGAAAACGCGTTTGAAGCTGCTGCCGTCTGGATGCGCTCCCGTAGTCCAGCCCTTGGATGGCAGGTAGGTATCAAACAGATATTCCATCGCGGTATTGTTCTCGGCGCGGTCGCCGGTCCAAGTCACGGAATTGGCTAGCGTCCAAGTCATTGATAGCGTTAAACCTTTTCCTACAGGTTACAGCGGCAAAATCCTGACTGATTAGTGGATAGGGTCAGAGGGAGAAACTTGGATGCCATCCCTCGCTTAATAAATTTCCACCAGAAGCTCACCGCTAAGAACAGTGCCAGGAGGCACGTCCGCCTGCGGAACAGTAATTGTCCAGTATTGGCCAAAGGGGTTTCTGGTGATGCTTAGCGATTGATACGTAGCGAAAGGATCGCCGTTGGACGATATTTTTACAATCTTGCCCGGAACAGCAACGTAGGCATTAAATGCTGTGTCCACATCTTTTGCGTCTGCGTCTGTAAAGCTTATGTTGTAATTTAAGCTCGGCGCAGCACTTTGTGCATCCCAAGTCCCAGACGTAGAACCATTCCCCTTGGTAAATCTGAATGAATCAATCAGGCGCGGCTGCACTTGTGCGATAATCGCTAAATCTTTTTCTATTACTATTGGATCAACAGTCGCCTGACTCATTGGCACCAATGGCGCATCATCCGTAGCGGCAAGGCAGTAGTCGTAAAAAGTAGAGGCATCAGAGGTCTTTGTGAAACCTCGGGTCTGGAAATCTTTCTTGTTTGTTGGCGGATTGTATGTAATCCCGCCAGGGCTTGTGCCAACTAGGCTGCCATCGATCCAAAGGCTAATGGTCGGGATATTGTCGGTGCCATTAAGCCAATAGACCTGAACATAGGCATGAACCCACGACTGAACGGGGACGGTAGCCGTTCCAATTAGATCTATGGCTATCTCTCCGGCAACAACACGAAAACTCATTTCAGAGGAAGAAACACGCACGCCTCTAAGTTGCCAACCGATGCCATTTGTTGACACCCTAGCGAAGGTTTCACGTTGCCCGGCAATTGTCAACGTACCTGTGCTAAGGATCGACGGGCTATTGTAGTAAAAACGCGTAGACCACATATAGTAAGGTTTGTCGTGATACGGGAAGGCATTGGTAAACAGCAGGCCCACCTCTTGCGTTGCTGGCGTTACCGCTGAATATGCACCATCAAACGCTCTTGTGATGCTGCGGGTCGTGTTATCTTGAACCCCAAGCTGAGCCTCACCATTCTCAAAACTAAATCTGGTCCCAAGCGGTGCCGATGACACAGATGTAATGGTCACATATTGACCATCAGCAAACACCGAGAACAAGTTGTCTGGTATCCCAAAGCGGACCCAAGCACCAGATACATCAAACTGGACTGATGAAACCGTCTGGGAAATCTCGTTGCCGCCTCCGTTGTATGAAAATCTAATCGTATCGTTTACGGCAATTGCGCTTAGATCCGAGTACCTATCAACTCCTATCGAATCAACAGAATTGATTTCAACGTAATATAGATTGCTTGCGTCAACAAAGAACTTAAACTCACCGCCAAGCAGCGCAGTAACATCAGCAGCTGTTGGGGTGTAGCTCCAAGCAAATGCGCTCGGTCCATCGCCTGGTACTTCAGTTTCAGGCGGAGGTGATGTCAACGCTGGCTGCATATCGGCGCTAATGATGCTGCGCCCGCTTACATCAGTTGGGAAGTGAGTCGCCTCAATCTGATAGTTGCCAAGCTGATCCTCGACAACATTGTCTATCTGGTAAAAATCCGTAGTTTGCTGTTGAACGCCTTGCGCTTCGTATGACCAAGTGACCTCAATGATCTGTGAAGGCAGAAGGCTTGCTGATGCCGATGTGGTCTTAAAAGTGACGTAATGCTTTATGTTTTTCCTGCTTGATATGATATACCTTCCGATGATCTCAGCATGTCTGACATCTGTGCAAAACTCTTCCATGTCGTACTGTTCATATGGGCCATCTAGCGCAGTTCCATCAAATCGAACCTCTAAAGCGCGCGACACTGGGAAGCTTGCAGCGCTTTGTTCACGCCAAGTCATAACGGCGCAAAATGGCCTTAGCTGCTCTGTGGAAGCGTATTCCTTCTGATACGAACCAACAACAATGTTTTCATTATTGAAGGTCGCTACTGGCACCACTGGATCAGCGCTAACCAGCTTGTCCGCGTTTAGAGGAAGCACTGGCAGCATCATATACTTGCCACCAGCCTGGACAAACCTCAGCAAATAATACGGAGCAACACTCGCTAGATAGTCTCTCAAATTGGCACTGTTTGCCAGGACGCCATTAAAAGTTAAAAGACTGTTTTGATTAAATTCAGCGGCGAGCTGGAAGGACGGCAAATCAATGAACGCATTGGCGGCCACTCCTGCCTTTTGCAGCAAATAGTAAGAAAGGTCTGGGAACAGGTTTGAGCTGCCGCTACCGCCGAGCAACTTATTAACCACAATGCCACTACGGACAAAGCAGCGGACTTGCTGATATAGGTTTGAATTTTCTACGCCTGCAACGTATCCGCCTTTTACTGCAAGTGTTGTTAACCCTTCAAAGGTGCCGCCAGAGCCTGGGAACAGAGGTAGATTTGTTGAGACGGCAGGCTCACCCGGCAAATAGTCCGCAGATGCGGGGATGTATATCCACTTAACGTAGTTGTATCGAAAAGCAATTCTAAGCTGACTGCCAGTGGCTTGCTCGTATCCGAGAACGTCTATGTATGCCGCCACTGAGCTGCCACTGGTGGGCAAATCTTGATTTATGTTTGTTGCCAGCTTGTAAGCCCCAGACGGAGCAGGATCGCTTATGGATAGCGATTGCACAACTGCTTGGTTTATCTCGAATCGAATACTTGCAGCAGCAGGAACGCCAGGGTTGTTAAGGTCTTCAGCAATGATCTCAAAGTAAAAAATCTTCCCGATATCTGTGCCTAGAATAATTCTATACTCGCCATTAACTACCCCGGCACTGCCGCTAGATATCGTAGCTAAATTCGTAAAAAGGTTGCCCTCGTATGGCGGGTTGTATATGCCGTAATACAAAGAATCATAGGTGTCGGGGCGAAAATAAGCAGCAGCGCTTAGTTGATACCGCCCAGGCGTCCCAACCTGCGGCGATCCAGCTGTTTCATAGGTCAACGTATAATCAAAGCCAGAGACGGCTAGGCCGTTATACGTGGTCACCGCTGATGGGCTTAGCAACGATGTCAGAGCAGAGGCACCCTGCTGGATGTCTGCCAATGCAATAGAAGGCATCTCGCCGTCACCAAGCACTAAGCCATAGGAAAAGTTGCTGATATCAGATTCCTTGTACTGCGCACCAATACGAACCGCAGGCGGCGCCAACCAAACGCCTCCAATGGCGTTCTCAGGCATGTAAGAGCAAAAGACTAACGGGATTGAATTGCCCGTTTGAATTGCTCGTTGCCTGCTTGTCGCGTTATCGTCTACAGCCTGAAGCGCCGCAAGTTCATCCTTCCGCAGGTTCGTCGTGATTGGCGACGATGCGCTCTGTGGTGAGATATAAATGGTCATAGCTGCGGCGGATCCCCCACCAAGGTAGTGGTGAATTTACGAGGCGGTGCTTGCGCCTTCACTGGATCAAGGTTACTGCCGATCTGAACGGCAAGGATCCGATCGGTCTTGCTGGCAGTCAATAAATTTCCAACGAACTGTGCAAAGGTTGTAAGAGTTGCAGGCGGAACGCCCGTCGCAGTCGGCGTAAACTCTTTCAGCTCGCAATCGTAGATGTATCCATTGGTTGCGCTATTTTCCACGACCTGCTCAAGCGCAGGCTGCAGACCAAACTCGATGTCAAGTGATTGCTGGCCGCCAGAGACATTTGAGGTGATGGCTCCAACGCTAAAAGGCTTGAAGACGTGACCGCTCACCGTGATGCCAGGCCAGTAGCTCTGATACCTAGCCACAACGGTACTGAAGTCGCTCTGCCTGATCGTCAGGAATGCGGCAATGCCTTTGGTCATCGTGCAACTCCCATACGACGACGCAGCGCAGGCGTGCTGGTGATCGTCTGAATGGTCTGGTTAACGGCGCTGCTCATCGCGCGGGTCATGTCGGCCTTGGTGACGTAATCAGTGCCATTCATCTGCATCACAGGGCCTGTGGTGAGGTTGATTTGTGGCGTGGCCATGTTTAGGACTGCATCACCACGACGGCCTGCGCTGTAGTTTCGCATGGCTGCATCCATCTTGCTAGATGGGATCACATACTCGCTCTCACCACCTTCACCGATCAATGCGCGGGTTGGGCGTGTGACGTAACCACCTTCAGCAAAAGGCACATTGAAGCCCCCCAATGCCGAATTGCGGTTTCTGACTGTTGCCGTAAGCTGGTTAATTAACGCTTCGGAAATGCCAAGATCAGCCAACTGCTGCTGGGCTGATAAAACTTTGCCCTTGTAGATTTCTTCGTTAATTTTGCTAGAAATTCTTAGATATTTTTCCTGCAGCTTATTGAACTCGCCTTGAAGGTTGATCCCCTTTTTGGTGTATTCGTTGAAATCTGCTGCATATGCTGCGCTAAACAAAACGTTGTTTGCCGCTTCGCCAAACCGCGTTTTAAGCAGACCGGCAAGGTTGCCAGCCCTGTTGGTTGACTCTGCCAACCTATCCATCTGATCAGCAGTGCCGGAGGTGTTCTTTTCTGCGCTTGCCATGTTTCTGGCAAACTCTGCAGCCTCAACCTTTGCACTAAACGTTGCATCGGCAACTGTGTTTTGATAGCGACCAACCTCAATGGTTGTTTCTAGTTGGCGCTGAGCAAGCAGCCGAGTCTCCACTGCAATGTCATAAGCCTTGGCCAGCTCTGCCGTATAACGCTTTTCTGCTATCGCGAGTTGGACCGCAAGCTCGACCTGTTTTTCTTTGAGAATGGCCGCCTGTGTTTCAATGCGCTGCTTTTCTGTGTTTGCAGCTATTTGCTCCCTTGCTGCCTGAAGCTCAATTTGCGCTTGCGCAACAGTCAGGTTGTAGATTTGCTGAGCTAGTGATTTGCGTTCTTCTTGGGTCTTGGCTCCATCAAGTTGCCGGTTTAACTGCTGCAGAAGAACATCGTTCACCGCGGTTTCTGCTGCTGCTCTTGCCTGAGTGACCGACAGCTGCTGATCGACAATGGCCAGCCTGTTTTTTTCTGCTCTGTCAATAAACTCTGTGACTTCACGCAACTGCTTGAGAGCCGCTGACTCTTGGCGGCGCTGCTCTGCAATCTCTGCCACCGTGTTTGCTGTTCTTGCCGTAAGCAGCGCAATGGTTTCCTGCTGCTCAGCTTGCTCCTCAGTGAGTTTGCCAGCCTGCTGCTGCAAGCTAATTTCAGCAATCTTTTGCTTCGCGATTTCGTCGTTCAGTTGAATTTGCAGTTCATACGCAGTCGCGCCTTCCTCCCTGGCTTGGGCAATCTGAATCTCTGACTGAAGCAGCGCCTGGCTGTACTTGCTTTGCTCAACCGCAGCCTCAGTTGACTTTTTAAGCTCTAGCGCAACCTGCGCCTCAGCCTCAGAGCGCAGCCTAGCCTCATTAGCCAGATCGGCCGCGGCCTGTTTCTGTGCATCAAGATCTGATCGACCTGCATCTAGCTCCTTGTTGTACTGCGCAACCGTATCCTTCGTGAAGCCAAACTTATCAGCCAGAAATCCTGCTGCCTTGACAGCGGCATTGATCACGGGAGCCAACGGCGAAGCCTTGATAAACTCCACCAACCGCTGAAATGCACGCGCCGCGGCGCCGATCACTTCAGCCGTAACCTCAAACCCGCGAATCAGCGTGTTCTCAATGACGTTTTTGATAACACCAAAATCAATGCCCTCGAACACGTCTCTCAACGTGTCATAAACTGGCCGCAATGCTTCGACAAACTTCGGGAAAATATTGTCTGATATAAACTGCCAAAACTGGCCAAACGATTGAACGATCGCAGAGAACCCTTCAACCGCAGCAGCCGCGCCATCAATCAGCGGACCGGCCAAAGGCTCCAATGCCTTACCGATCGACTCAAACAGATCGTTGAAGTTCTCGCCTAGCAGGTCGATCTTTCCCGCCAACCCTTCGCTGCCTGCTGCAATAGCAGCACCGCCATACTGCTTCTCGATCTCGCTGAGGATCAAGTTCTGAGCTTCAAGTTGGTTGCCGCTTTCAACCAACGACTTAATCAGCGTTTTCTGCTGTTCGTTGAACTGGATGCCAGAACGACTAAGCGCTGTCAGGCCAGTTGTCGGCTCCTGCAGCGCCTTGGCCAGCTGCGTAGTGGCAGACGTGACATCAGTGCCGATCACCTGCGCGACATCACCTGCCACGCCAATCACTCGCTCATACTCGCTCACCGCAATGCTGGTAAAGCTGGTGAGGATGTTGGCCGACTGGATGTAATCCTCTTGAGTAAACAGCGTAAGGTTGCCAAACTCGTTGGCCTTGGCGATCACATCGTCAATCGCCTGCGATCCTGCAACGCCAAACTTCTGCAAGCCTTTCTCAAGCACCAGCAAATCGGCCTGGCGTTCACCGGCCTTGGTAAACGATTTGCCAAGCAGAGCAATGGCGCCAGTGATCGTGACGATCGGGCCTAGTGCAGCTGTGATCGCAGCGCCCAACGTGGCAACACCGCCTGATGCGGTTGCAGCGCTTGTGCCGAATGCGCGGATGCTATTGGCGGCCTTTGGAACTGCACCCTGAGCATTCTTGGCCGCCTTGTCAACGGCGTTGATCTGCGTGCTGAGCTTGTCAAGCTGACTGGCGCCTTTTACGGCAACCTGAATGTTTACCTG